TTCCGATTTCTTTTTCCCGTTCAGGTGATATTTAGCGTCCGCTAACAGCTTCCCGGTTCGGGCGATATAGACGGCAAGGTCGTTTCCACGTAGGACAGCTTCTTGTACGTCTTCGCTCATTGTGATATTCAGGAAGGCATCTATGGCGGCCAGTTCCTTGGATATCTTGTCTGTCGGTGTGATATTGAGATTCATGATTTTTATTTTAAGATATAATCGTTGCCACAGTTGCCGCAATGATATACGTTGAATGTATCTCCCGTATGCGTCTGTAATTTCTTTACGAGTACGGAAGCTCCGCATATAGGGCATTTCTTTGCCAGCCTGTACTTTAGCCAGCCGATTAGGATTAAAATTAGATTCTTCATACTATTAGCTTATTAGCATCCACCACCGGAAGGCTAGCTCTTCGTACTTTTCTTTGCCACGTTTATATAAAGTGTCATCTTTTTTTATAGTGGCTTTGAAAATTTGTTGATTCTTTTTGCTTATTGCAACAATAAAATCTTGTTTACTTCCAGCAATGTCCATATACCAAGCTCTTGAGCGATCCCAGTCGAAAAAATCTATGGCTTCATTAAATTGTTTTTGAGAAGAAGCAAAAGTTGTTTTTAAATCTCCTCCAAACCCCATTGCTGAAAACCAGAAATCCCATTTGCAACGAGTGTCAAGTGTGTATTCAAAATTGCCGTATTGGAATTTTTGATTTTTGTTTACCATAAATTTCTGTTTATCGGATTGTTCCAATGCATACTTAATGAGCGGATCGTGTCGGGCTTCCATACGGAGTGACTTGATCATGGCTTGTGCCAGTTCCCAATCTTCGCCGGAATACAATACGTCATCTACCGTATGTTTGTCATATCTTACCCGTTCGGGTTCTGTCAGCATCGCATCCACCAGACTCCCGAACTTGAACGCCTTCTCCTTATCCCCGTATTGCGTACGGGGATAGAGGAGGTTCTTTAGTTCTGTCAGGTCTGAGTTGCTGACCTCAGACCGTTGGTAATACGTATCTTGCATCTTCTTCCTTGAGTTTTAAGTATTCAATGACTGCGAAGTCAAATTCAAAATCGTAAGTGTTATCCATCAGCCACCGGAACCATTTGCGGCCCTCTTCCGTATCGAGGATCTTTTTTAGGTTACTCGGTGTACGCCTGTATTTCCCGAAGTTTATCCATGAGGATAGATATAGCTTTCTCATATCACTTGGCCGTTATATCATCGACATATTTCACGAATGCGGACTGGATTCGCTCACCGTCCTTATTGGCTGTTTTCTCGCAATAGGAGATCATCTTCTTATGGATCTTCTCAAGATCCTCCATGCTCATGTTGATACCCTCACGCATGAACCACATCTGGTATACCTGCATGAATCCTTGTGGATTGGTGACTTGGATCTTTTTCTTGATCTTCGCCTTGGTAGGGGTAGGAGACATACTGGCGGCACTGAAATCGAAGGCTGCCTGTACTTCCGCGGTGGCTTTCTCTGCCTCCGCCTTGGCTCTTGCTTCCTCTTCCTTGCGCTTGCGTTCCAGTTCGGCCTTTTGACGTTCTTCCGCCTCTTTCCGTTTGCGCTCCTCCTCCAGCCGTGCCGCCTCGATTGCGTTGGTCTTGCGAATTTCCTCTTGCTCCTCCAGTTGTTTCCGGAGGGATGGGAGGCGGTCGACCAAGGATTGTTTCAGTCCCTCGATCTCGAAAGCGTATCGGTCGGAATATTCTTTTTTCTTTAGGATGGCTATCTCGTTCTTGATCGCTTTGCGGGTCTCACCGTCCATATAGAATGTCTGTTTGTTATCCACGACGTTTTTCACGAAATCTGTCCATGAGAAACCGGTGCTTGTTTGCGTGATCTGCCGGCATACGTCCCCATACGTGGCTAGGGAGGCACGATTGAAAATCCCGTTCAAGGCGTTGATATGCTTCTCGACGTAGGCGGCGTACGTGGTATCAAGCAAGACCGTTATGTCGGCCCGGTATTGGGCTTTCTCGTTCTCCGCCAATTGTCTTTGCCGGGCCTCTTCCTCACGGCGTTTTTGCTCTTCCAACTTCTTGGCGGCGTATTTGTTACGCTCCATCTGTAGCAGATAAGGGATGGTTCCCTTGGATTTGGCGTCTATGGAACCCTCTAGTGTCGTGAAACGTTTGGATATGGCCGTTAGCATTTGGGTTAACGGCTTCCGGCGGTTGTTCATGTTCTCTACGGTCTTCTTTGACTTCGCAAGGTATTCTTGTACCGCAGTGTCGATCTCGTCCGTGCCGATACCTCCATTTCCCTCAATCGTGTCCAAGAGGGTTTTCCCTGCGTTCGTGCAAGCTGAGACCGACGCCTCATTACGGGCGAGAATATCCGGGGCTGTCTGTAAGATGCTAATGACCTCGTTAGCCTTGAAAGGTAAATTGTTATTCTGTGTATCCATGTCGATAAAATTTTGAATGTTGATATTGAACTCTTAAAATCCGGCTTCTTCATCTTCTTGTGATATTTGGGCTGTTATACCAGATACGGGAACCGGTTCCGCTTGCGGTTGCTCTCCGAATCCTTGTAAAGGATTTTCCGATTGGGGCTGGAGGGCTTGCGGTTGCTGTCCGGCTTGATTGGGCTGGATAACGGTTGTTTCTTCCAGTCCGTAGTCGATCTCTTGCGGTTCCTCCTGTGTCTCGAATGAGGAGAACTGTCCCGTGCGTACCTTGGGATATCCGTCGAAAGCGTGCTTGATAAGCTTGCTTTCCAAGAATCCCGGATCAATACCTCCTTCGCTAGAGGTATAAAGGGCATTGGCCTTCCCTTCTTTCTGCCGGGTTTGCGGGTTCCATTTCTGGTTGTTCTTAAAGCTGTACGCTTCCAATCGCTTGATATCGCCTTCCATCATCCAGTGCCAGTCCACGGTACCGTCGGAGCGTACGATACGTAAGAAACCACCTATCACCTTGTTGGACTTTCGGGGGCACGCCGCTTGGTAGGTCACGGTCTTTACGCCGTCGATCAACCCGGGGGAGAAGGTATCGCCCTCATAGCAAACCACGGGATTATCCACGTAACGGACTTGTCCGGCACGTTGTCGCATGACTAACTCGCCATATCCGGTGATGGAGAGATAAGCACGTAGTTCGTAAATATCGCTACCGTTGTTATCCTTATAGCCGGTCTTCGTGCTACGGGGAAGAATATAACAGTGCGGCCGTCCTGTCGGGTCAAGTGACAGGCCGTTGACCGCTATATCCAAAAAGCATCCATAGAGGGATAACGGTGTGCATCTTTGCAGTTCCGGCTTGTCTTGTAAGATCTTCCGGAAGTTGAATTTCTCTTTCTCGTAGATTTGCGCTCCTTGGGCGGTACCCCAGATCGCGTTATACATTTGGATGAACTTTTGTTCTACCCTGTTATCTTCCGCTATCATGAGCGGGTTTAGCTGATTCAACTCAGCTACTTTGATCTGAATTAGATTCGACATGATGTTATGTTTTTAAATGTTAGTTACCAATGTTTAGCTATCATGTAAGCCATTGCCGCACATCCGGACGTCGTGATGATATGCAGGAAATGTCCTAGGCAAATAGCCACGATTCCAAGTATGGCGAGCGTTCCGAAAAGGATGTAAAATCCCCACCTCACCGCTTGGGCGAGTTTCCAGTAATCTGTTTTCATACGTCAATGATTTATTAGCAATGCGGTTTACCGTCCGTGAAATAGCGAGTTGGATGGGTATCGTAAACTTCCTTTTGCAACGCCTTGCCAAGGTGCCTTGCTATGTTAATGATTCATTTAATAGTCGTATGGATTCAGGGCGCACTTATACAGGTTTTCCAGCCTGTACTCGATTTTGCCCGGTCGCTTGTAACGTTGTAGCCTACCTTCCGAGACCCATCTTTCCACGTTCTGCCTCCCGAAACGGAGGTGCGCTTCCTTTTGCCCGATAAATTCCCGGATACCCGCTTGCATCCTTGTGATTTGCCAAGCAAGGTATTCGATCTCGATCTTTCGTAAAGAAGGTATGCTTTGATAGGTGTTTTCGGTTGGCATGATTATTCACCCTTAAATAGATTCTTTTCGTTCGCATATCGCATGAACTCCGCCATGGAGTGTATCGAGAGTTTCCGGAAAACGTTCTTCCGGTGGTTCTTTACGGTGTGGGACGAGATGAAAAGCGTTTCCGCGATCTCTTCGTCTTTCTTGCCATAGTAGCAAAGCTCCATCACCCTAAGTTGACTGTCTGAAAGTGTGCTGTTGAACTTCGGTTCACAGATTTTTTTGAAGCCATCGCATTCCCCACGCAGCGGACAACCGACAAACTCGAATTTGAAATTCCAGTTCTCATCCACGTCTATCATGTTATCGTACAGCCCGAAGTTGCATTTGATAAACCTGCGTACAGCCAAGAAATCCCGGTAGCATTTATTCCCGTCGTAGCGGGCGTAATACTTGCGGAGTGCCGCATAAGCCTCCGGATAGAACTCTTCCAAAATCTCAAGGAAACTTTGAATGAAATCCGTATCGGACTCTTTCAGTTGGCGTTCCGGCTGTCCCTGCTCTTTGATAGTTACTTCGCCGGAGGGGGTGGTATAGAATTCTATTGCGCGCATACCTTATCCTCCTTTGGGAATAACTCACTGGCAGGAATGCCAAGTTCTCTTTCTATCACTTCTTGGGCTAATGCGTCCGGTTGGTAGACTCCCGCTATCCAACATCTGACGGCCGATTCAGATCGTTTGGTAATGGTGGCTATCTTTTGGATGAAAGCCTTCTTAGGCGGCGTGTTGTCCATGGAGAAGTAGATCTCTCTGAACGAACGAGCGCCAGTCTCATGACCTTGTAGGTTTAATTTTTCCATTTTTGCCTCCTTACATTATTATATATGTTCTAATTTCTTTACCTTTGATGTTGTATTAATTATTACAGGTGCAAATATATACTTTAATATTTTAGTATTGGTGGTTTTATACTAAAATATTATAGCAATTAAGAGTATTTAAGATTTATGGTAAATAAGATTTCTTTGGTTACCTCAGGACTATCGCTGATTATCAGTTTGACTTCTGTATCATGTGTGCTTTTGCGCTGTGAGCCAATGACTGTGGATTGGATGGGCGTATTGGTTGGTGTCTTGTCTTTGTTGGTAGCATCTCTTGCGGTATTCTTTGCGGTTAGTTATTTGACAGTTGAGAAAAGGATAAGGAGTGCTTTTGAATTAAAGATGAAAGAGTCTTTTGAATACTTTGAAACCAAAACAGTTGTAGGCATAGTTGGCGAACAGCATAAAATAATTGACATATTGAGAGATTATTTTCTTATTAAGAAAGATCTTAGTTCTTATGTAATGATTCTTATTGCTGATTTGGAAATGGGTATTCGAGTTAAACAACAGGATACTATAGATTTAGCTATAAATTCTCTTATTGATGTATATTCTGAATGCACATTGGCTAAAACATTGAATATAAAGCAACATTATATTGATAAGCTGTTTTTATTGCTTGATGATCTATCTGGAAGGAATACTCATATTTTGTTGAGCAAGCTTGAGCTCGTTTATGAGTGTCCTTGCGGTAATACGCCCAAGACGTAATCCTTCATTGAAGGACTTGATGTCTTCTTCTATATGCTTGTAATATTCATGTAGAAAGATGACATTACAAGCTATTCTAACTTCTTGTGGAAGTTCAGATGATTGTCTGATGTAATCTTTGTTTGTCATAATGGTGGGTATTAAATGTTCTTGCAAATATACTAAAATATTAAAGTATGCAATTGGGTAAAGCAGAAATAGTGCAGAAAGCGATAGAGTTGATTTCTAATTCATCCCTATCAAATTATAAGATTGCTAAAGATACGGGTATAACGGAAGCTTCTATAGGAAATTATAGAAACGGAAATACAAGACCGACTTTGGCGAATGCTAATATTATAATAGATTATTTCAATAAAAAGGAATTGGAATTATCTGATTCTAACTTGATAATTAATACCGAAACAGAATATAAAGAAGCTATGGAGAAAGGATTAAAGTTATTGCCAGAGGTTGATTTCAAGTTCTCAGGAGGAAAGGCTGAGTTATTAGGTAGCACAGATGCTGTAAAGCGATATTGGTATTTACCTGATTGCAAGGATTGTGAAGCAATTGCCCAAGTCGCAGGTAATTCGATGGCTCCGGCCTATCCATCCGGTTGTTGGATTGCCTTGAAACGTTTCAGTTTTGAGAAAGAGTTCCCCAATCAAATCCCGTTTGGAAATGTATTCGGAATTGTTGTCGAAGATAAGCAGACCGGAGATTATCATGGCCATATTAAGATCTTGCGCCGTTATAGCGATCCTTCTTTGGCCAAACGATTTTGGATAGCCCGGTCTATAGATCGGGAGAACCATGATGATTTCGATATTGATATTGAACAGGTGCGTGGTTTGTGGATTGTGAAGCAGCATGTGGTTGCGGATGTGATATTGTAAATAAGAAATATTAGATTGGATACAATGAACAAAAAAGAACGTTGGATAATATATCCATTCCTTATCATATTGATAATTGTTGCTTTTACTGCACTATGCCAAGAGCATCCTAGAATTGGAGGGTTTGATTATCTCGGTTTTATTATGGGAATTCTTTCATTCCTTTTGGCGATATTGGCTGTTATGTTCGGATATAATATTCTTGATATTAAAGGACGTATAAAAGAGAATGTAGAGAAAGAATTTGAAGGTGTAAAATTAGACATAGAAAAGTTGCAATCGGAAGTCTTGTTTTTAAGGAGTAAGGTTGTTGTGAGGAAGATATTTGTAAAAGGTAACATTGTTATAGAAACAAAAAAATTTAAATGTAAAGACTTAATTGCTTATGCAAAAGATGTCCACATGTTAAATGCCGAGATAATAGACGAAGATTTAATAATTAAAGATAGTTCTGATTTTGATCCGAATGCTGAATATTATGCTTCTGGTGATATAATATCGCATGTAGTATGTGATGATGAATAAGTCGGTAGAATTTTAGGACGATTTAAATAGGATAGGTATGGAAAATGAGCTTTCAATATTAATTTCTTGGTTAATTTCTTTTATTGGAATTGGAGTCACTGCTTTGTTGGGTATTAATATATGGACATCATTGAGTATTGATAAACGGATTGAAGTTATTGTTAAAAAGGAGGTTGAAAGTTTAAAGGAGCAGAACGTGGAGTTAAGAGATCAGTTGAAAAATTATTCTTTGGCGATTAGTGAAAGATCTGTTGGAGATGAATATATGAGAATGGGAATAACAGGAGATGCGATATTCAATTATCTAAATAGTTTAGAGTACTCAATAGTGGCGCAAGATAAAAGTCTTATTTCTGAGAACTTAGATAGCTGCTTAAGCATAATCAAAGAGTTTCCAGCTATAGCTCATTGTGAAACGACAATGGAGAATCTTGAAAATATTAAAGAGATACTGATGCAGATCCATGATGAACGTTCTTATGAGCTATATTCTTATTTCGTTTCTTCTTCCAAGAACGAAAATGATCTATCTCTTCAGGAATCACTATCAAAAGAAAAAAACGAAGAAGGCAATATAAGATAAATAATCCAATCAGTATTGTGCTGGTTGTAGCTATAATAAGTAAGATCCGATTTAATAAATACATAATCATTTAATTGATTTAATATAAAATATAAATCGATGGAAGATAAAGACAAAATAATAACCTCACTCCGGAAACAGCTCAAAGATGCTATTAGCCGGTGTAATGCCTTGGAGCAGGAAAATGCTCTATTGTCATACCAACTAGAGAAGAGGGAGAAGGAATGTCCGGAATCACGTTAA